ATGAATAAATTTCAGACGATGATAATTGCATTTTATAGTCTTGTTGCATCGCACCTTCCTAGGCCTAGTGGACGACTTGTAGGGAAGATTTCTGCAACTATTACTTTTCTTTTCGTGTCTTTAGGTTCAATGACTTCGATCTCGGATTTGGATATTTCTTCATTGGATCTTGGTAGTGCAGCGATACTTGCGGTTGCGCTCTCCACATCCTTATTATTAATGTATCGTTATATAGATACTCATCTCAATCCTGATGGGAGTCTAAAGGAAAAGAAGGATGACTCTAAGTAAGGTCGTTGGCTTCTAATCATCTGAGCAGATGCCCATCTTGGAGAATTTAAATCCATTTATTATTATATATAAAATAATGAATTAATTTATCGAAATACTCCGCAATGAATGTAATAAGCATGTATTAAAGTGCTGGTGATTATTTTACTGGCAGCCTTTAACAGTCGCTTCTAACTCTTCAATGTAGTCTATCCGCTGCAATCGCTCGGCTCGCAATGCCGCCATCTGATCCCAAATGCTGGCACCGATGGGGAGCGTATTCACGGCAAAGGGCGTGCGTTGCGGTATCTGTACCATCACCAGCGTACTTGCTTCTATAGGAGTTGCGGATACGGGCGTCGTGGTCGCACAAGCGGCGAGAAGGAGCAGCAATCCGGACAGAACGCTAAGCCCTGTGCTGTTCATTGTGCGCCTCGCTCATTGCGTCACTCCTCATCAAATGCGGTTTGCGTTGCAATGCACTGATTCACACCCGCAGGCGGTTTACGCAGCAGCACTCTAACGGCGCGGTTCTAGCTTTGCATGGTGATTTGTCGCGCTTGCTGCATGGTTGCCGTGGCCGCTTACTCGCGTCGTTTGGCTTCCGTTTGTAGATCGTTGATGTCCTGGTTCTGCTTCTTGAGCGAGGCAGTTAATGTGTTATTGGTCATGGTGAGCGCCTGTATCTTCTCATTTGCTGCGGCGCGTAGTGCGCATGTTCTGCCTTGTAGCTGCACGTCGCACCGATGCCGATCATAGCTGCAATGCCAATTAGCACGGCTGCAATGCGCCACGGTAAAAAGCCGAAGGCGGTGCCATTGAGGTTTTGCAGACGGTAAATCTCGCCAGCAAGGACCTGCACATGCAACGTTGCCGGTGCCGTCGGAACACAGCCAGGCCATTGAGCAGCGTGCTCGTACCGAGCATGGCGGCGGCGAGCTTTCCAAGGCCAACGAGTGTGTTACGGTTGGTGTTCAGTAAATCCGTTTCCAGTGGGATAGCACCGGCGTAGACGGTTTGATGATTACAAAATGAAGTCTCCCGTAAAGAAAAAAGCTGCACGAAGGCAGCCAGATTTAGTGAATGGGGATGGACCGCTACGTTGCTAATTGCTGATGTGCGTCCAGACAATCGTTCCGGCGGGTTTGACGCTGTCGATGGTCGCGTAAATGTCCGCATCGCTCACAGCGTCCTGAATTATGCGTTATGCGTATTGAGGCTAGTTCTGCTTGTGAAGCTTGCCCATAGCCGCCGTTTGGGGTGCCGTAGCTTGCTACGTAGGGGATGCCCGTGCCTGCTGGCCGGAATGCGGTCACAAACGCCTGATACGGCAGCAGCATTGACCCATATCCCCCCGCCAGACTGTACCCGAGGAGCGGCCCGCCATAGCTTCCGGTGTCCAGAGGCCGCTGCGGCTCAAGGATGCGCGGAGCGCGGCCTGTCAGTGCAGTTAACACCTTCACAAGGCCGTTTCGAGTGGCTTGTTCGCGGAACAGGTCGGCAAGGATGCGCCCCCTAAACGATGCATCGGACTGCCCAGGCTTGCGCAGCAGCGACGCGCCGAAAAAGTCAGCCGCAATCATGTCTAACCAACCGTCGGTTGCCGTCTTGATACGGGTTTGACGTGCCGCATAGGCGATCAGAACATACACGAACGCCGTGGCGTAGGCGAAGCCGCGCAACAGCGCATCAAGCACCGGCGTGTTGTCGCTGAACCATTGCGGGAGCAGCGCCTTGATGCGCCTAAAGATGTCGGTTTGGTCACCTGTTGCCATATCAAGCCACCGAAACTGTTCCGGCCTTCACGAGCTGCTGGTGAGTGGTCGCAATATCTGCCGTGTCACCGTTGAGGCGTACTGCCGAAACGTTTGTGACGCTTAGGGAGGCATCGTAAGCGACCTGTGTTAGCCGCGACCACGCCAGCGGCGTGCCCAGTGGCAACGAATTAATATAGTTTTGCAAGGCCGTTCCCACTAACGAGACTGTCGCCGCGTGGTCGTAGCCTGCGGCTGTGGTGATCGTCATGCTGGCGTCTGCTAGCACCACGGATGGAGGGAACACGCCGAAGGTGCTGGTCAGCGGATGCACTGCGTCGATGGCGTTAATAGATTGTCGACAGCAAATTGGAAGGCGGTGCGTCGCTCCCATCATCCACGACAAGATAAAAATAGCCGTACTGCGTCGTACCGTTGTACTGCTGGTTTTCTACCTTTTTCTTTCTAATAGCACCTCGTTTTCATCTGCCAGATATTGCAACGAACTAAACAGCTTACTACGTAAAGAAATTATTGGATTGCACGAAGACTTATACCATCATTCGGCTTGCTTCGTGTGATAGTAATACAGGAATGCAAGCCCAATCGGCGCAATGAAGATTGCAAACATGAAACACACCATCATTGTCATCAGTTTGGCAAACAGCATCACCACGGCTGGGAGCACAAATATATTGTTCCCAACGATGAAACCGATCACCTTTTCATAGACAAACCTGGAATACGGGTATAGAAAAGCATTCACAGCAAACAACATTGCGCTGCTAATCAAAAAACTGTTTTGGTTTTAAAGCGACATGAAGACGAAGATGGCCACGAAAATAAGGCCGAAGAAAAAATGCCGGAAATAGCACGGCTTTGAAAGGCCACCGAAGGTCTTTTGAATTATAGGATGCAAGTTTTTTATCCTTTATGGAATACAAGAGATACAACAAAATTATTAGGGATGCTTGGAGGCTCTTTTGATTATCTTTAATATATTTGTGTCATTCTCTCCTTAAATCTTTCTGTCCAAAGACTGCCTCAAGAGCATCTGCTGCTGCTGCATTGTAATGCCCAACGGGCATTGAGGTATTCACGACGGAAGACCTTGGCATCTCAAGCTTTACCCTTGGTGTCGTATTAGCTGCCATAACCGGCTTACTCGCTTGTATGGTGTCAAACGTGGGAAAGCGAGCGACGAGCCAGTTTTCCCACTTACCGGCACGCTTAATGAGAGAGATGCGATAAACAGCATTATATTGCGGTGTACGCGAATGGTAATTCGCAGCCCGCGTCCAAATGTCACCTTGATCATTACGTAAGTGAACACGCAAACGCCACGCAGCCAGATCATAGGAATAGCAACCACCCCGTGCTACGTCTTGTGGCGTGATCCCATATTGACGTAGCTCGACCAGATAGGCCGTATTGAACTGCATTGGTCCCACATCATGTGTGCCATTTGTGTTCCTGACCCATTGGCCTGGCTTGCCGCCCTCTTGTTCGGCTACTGCCAATACAATGTTTGCTGGAACTTCGTACTTGACGGCAGCAGTAATCGAGCAAACAACGCGCTCTTGTATTTGCGGTGGCAGATCAAGGAAGGGCATCGTGATTACTCATGCTGCTTACCTTTGTTCACAAAGGCAGCGACCTCATCATGCATGGCCGTCTCAGAACCTCTCTGAGCTGCACCTGCTAGGCTGTCACCTTTGAAGTCATTCTGCCCTGATGCCGCATCCATACTGTTACGGATTGCGGATGCAACCTTGCCGCCAGTAGTGTCTGCGACCCGCTCTTTAGCGGATGCGATCATGCCTCCAACATTGTCTTTAACAACTTGGCCAACACCTTTGGCAAGACTCGTTCCCATGTCAGCAGCAAAGCGTCCAGTTGTACCCATCGCCGACATGAAGCTGCTACTGCCGCCAGAGGATACTCCAGCAGAATTTCCACCTGAACCTGATCCAGAACCACCACCGCTCGCCATGTTTTGCTGGGCAGACTGGAATGCTGCCTTGAGAGCCGAAACACCACCCCCAGCGCTTGATAAACCAGCAGCCAGAGCAGAGCCTGCCGTCACCGCGGCCTGCATCAAAAGCAATACGAATTTAACGACCGAAGAGATACGCCGTGCATTGCCTGCGTTGCAGGAACCGCTTTGCCTGCTCAACGCCACGCAACTAGGCAAGCGGCTGCATTGCTCGGCCAAGACGGTGAACCAATTATTAGCCTCCAGAGGCTTTCAGTTCCGTAATGAACGCGACGAATGGGAATTAACCGAAGCCGGTCGCGTGTGGTGTGAAGCCATTCCGTACTCACGCAACGGGCACAGCAGTTATCAACTCTTGTGGAATCCAGACGTCATCGCGTGTCTGAGGGAGGCGGCATGAATTATTACATGCACCACATTGGCGATTACAAGAGTGACGCTAGCTATCTCTCGCTGCAAGAACACGGCATCTACTTCCTTCTATTAAGTCACTACTACGCTACAGAAAAACCGATACCGGCTGATAAAACGCACACGTACCGTATTGCTTATGCCCGTACCAAAAAAGAGAAAAGCGCCGTTGATTTCGTGCTTGATACATTTTTCTCATTGCAAGAAGACGGCTGGCATAACAAGCGATGCGATGAAGAGATTGCCGCCTATAAAGAAGGCGATGCGTGGCATGAGCATAAGGAGGCGAATAAGAACGGTCAGAACACCCGGACGCGTCGCCACCGTAAAGAACGCTCACGCTTGTTTGCCGAACTGAAAGACCATCAGGTCACTCCAGAATGGAATATGCCTATCAAGGAATTACGGCTGTTGCACAAAAAAACCTGTCACGCACCTGTAACGGCTGTAACGCCACCTGTAACACCTGTAACACCTGTAACACCTGTAACACCTGTAACACCTACCCAAGAAGAATCATTCACCGGTCCCTCTTCCTCATTACGTTCGGAAGAGCGTTTGATCCGCGCCGAAAATGAGACATCTATTAAAGAATTACGGCAATGGAACGCAAAAACGAATGCAAAAACCGGTAACGCACCTGTAACGGCTGTAACGGCTAAACCATTAACCATTAATCCATTAACCATTATCTCTTCCTCACTGTGTTCGGAAGAGAGTTTGGTATTCGCCGAGGACGGCAACGCCACCGGCAGCACGGGAAAACCCAAGCGCTCGCCTCACGGCTCACGCCTGCCCGATGACTGGGTACCCAGTGAGGTTGATGTGTTGTACGCCACCCAGCAGGGTGTGGATGGACGCTACGAAGCCGAGAAATTCCGCGATTACTGGCGCAGCGTGGCCGGAGCCAAGGGGCGTAAACAGGATTGGGAGGCCACTTGGCGTAACTGGATTCGCCGCGCTGCCGAAGACAAAACCAGCTCCATGAAGCACGGATATCAACGCCATGAATACAATTCAAGACCTATGCGACTCGGCCTTGCAGATCAAGCCCGCGCCTTCCATAGACAATTTGACCTGCGTGACGGATCGCTCCAGTAACACCGCTTCCCTTGCGCAAGCCACGGTGATCCCGTTCCCCTGGCTGCGCCGCTTATGGGAGCGGATGACTGCGTTCTATGGCCACGCCTGGGTGAATGTTCATGGTCAGTCGGCCCAAGACGAAGAAGGCGCCCTGACCGTGGCTGGTGAAACCTGGCAGAAGGCGCTGGTTGGGCTGGAGGCGTCTCAGTTTGCGGACGGGTTGGCGGCGTGCATTGCTGAAGGCGGCGAGTTTCCGCCCAGTGCGCCGCGGTTCCGTAGCATGTGTTTAGGCGTCCCATCCCTGGCGGCGGTACGGAGTCACTTCACCGCAGGCACCACGCAACGCAATACGCCGTTTGTAGCCAAATGCTGGGAGTTCATCGACTCATGGAGCTATTGCCAGTCCAGCCGTGCTGAGGCTGATCGGATGCTGCGTGAGGCCTACGAGCAAGCGCGAGACTTTGTCATGCGTGGCGGCGTCCTGCCAGAGGTGCCTGTTGCCCTGATTGAGGCGCAACAGCCCGCAGCGCCCCAACCGGCCTCCCCTGACGTGGCTCACGCAGCGCTGGAGGAAATTAGCAGCATGTTTCATCACCCTGAGCTGGCCGCCCGTGAGGAAAAGCTCATGGCCGAATTCCACATCAGCCGGAATCAGGCGCATGAGCTGATTGAATCGGGGGTGGTATGAGCAAGGCGATGCCTATGGCTGCCTGCGCCATGGCAGGAGTGAAGCAGATGCAATCTTTAACATTGCCGTGGCCCTCCAAGGACCTGTCACCGAACGCACGGGTGCATTGGACACGGCGCAGCAAAGCCGTAAAACAGGCCAGAGGCTACGCCGAGGTGATGGCACGGCGTGCCGGATGGAGTGGCCTGTCACTGCCTGTTGAGGGGCGTCTGGATTTATGGATTAGCTTCTATCCGCCCACACGCTGTCTGCCTGACGATGACAACATGCTGGCGCGGTTTAAGCCGTACCGGGATGGCATTGCCGATGCCCTGGGCATTGATGACCGGCGTTTTGTATCGCATCCGTTGATTGAGGATGAGGTACGCCACGCCGGACAGGTGGTCATCACCATCACGGGCATCACGCAGCAAGCAAGCAACGGAGGGCCACGCCTGCACGCCCATCCTGCATTCTGATCCTCCCCATCCGTGGTGATGGCCGTGTGACCAACGTTTATTCAGGTGATGCCTACCTGAGCGCTATGAAGCGCCTGGTGACTGCTTCTGGTCACCGCTTTTGACGTAAAACCCACAGGACATCCGCCATGACTGATCCGCGACGCTTACTGGCTCGTTTGAACCCGAGCACGATCCGCTACGACACGCTACCTGGTGGAGTGCCTGAGTTGACAGCGCAAGACATTGCCCATGCCCTGGGGCTGGTGCCTGCGGGGTTGGGGCGTGAGGTACTGCAAGCGTGCTGGTGGCCGGATGGCGCAGCGTTGCGCCGTAGCCCCTTGCGCGATGCGGCGGTGGCCTTGGTGGTGCCGGAGATTCGACGGCAGCAGCAGCGCTTGCTGGAAGCGCGTACCGATGTGGGCATTGTCAAAGCGTGCATGGGGTGGACCCGAGTAACGACAAGCACACAGCAGGCGGCGCTCAGGCGTGCGCAGGAGCGGCTGGACAAGCTCAAAGCCCACCTGTGGCCGCAGGCGACGTTGGAGATGTTACCGGTACTGGTTGCGGCGGTGGTGGGTGAGCTGTCCACGCCGCAGTTATGCCCCTGCTGTCATGGTCGGGGGGAACGGCGTGTAGGGGCGTTGGTGAAGGTGTGCACGGCGTGCGGGGGCAGCGGTGCGGTTCCCGCCAGTGACCGCAAGCGTGCCGCTGCCCTTGGCCGGGACGAATCCACCTACCGCACGACATGGCGCGGCCTGTATGAGTGGCTGTTGGAGCGGATGGGTGTTGCGGAACGACAGGCGGCGACGCAGTTGCAAGAGGCGTTGCAGACAGATGCTGCGTGATGTGCTCGTTGACCTCTCGCATTAGGTACTATATTATAGTACCATATAATCT